ATAAATATACAACAAACACAAGAGACCCAATCAATGCCACCACTCACGTTATGGAAAGGCCCTGGTATTCGAAGTAAAGACTATAAATTCTTTGATCGTCAGGCCAGTGAATACATTCGAATTTCGGGAACAGAATTTTATATCCACCGTTACATGGGTCCTGCTGAAACCCATGGTTCCACACCTGACCCTGAAGACAACATTCTCACCATATCTGACTTGGTGAACATGGAAATACCCAACCGCAAATATGATCCTGATGTTTACAGTCTCAAGGGGCATTACATGGTCAGCGACACAGAGTTTGACCTCAAACAATTTGGGTTGTTCCTCAGCAGCGACACCACTTTTATCACCTTCCATTTGAACGACATGGTCAACCAACTGGGCAGAAGATTGATGAGCGGAGATGTGATTGAGGTATTGCATTGGAGAGACACCACCAGCCTGGATGGCAAACCCACCAACAAATGGTATGTGGTGGATGAAGGCACCAAACCAGCAGAAGGCTTTGGACCTACCTGGTGGCCACATTTGTGGCGTGTCAAATGCCAACCCTTGACCAACAGTCAAGAATATCAGGACATACTAAATCAGGAACTTGATGATAGAGGTGATGGTATTCCTGGTGCATCAGCTGATCAAAATGGCAACATACCCACAGTGGGGGATCTCACCAGCACTTATAACAAAGATTTGGAAATAAACGATGCCATCCTGGGTGAGGCGGTGGCTGCGGTGCCTTTCCGTAATTATCAAAGCCAGCATTTTTATGTCTCACAAAAGGACTTGAACAAACGTCCAGACGTGTTTAGCAGCGATGGCATTCCCCCCAATCACAGCAAGCCTGTGCCCAGTGGCACAGCTTTTCCGGGCGAATATGCAGTGGGTGATTATTTCCTCAGAATAGATTATGTGCCCCCTGTGTTGTTTGTTAGATCCACCAGCAAATGGAGTTTGGTGGAAACCAACTACCGCAGTGAATGGTTGCCTGCAGGCAGAGTGTTGGCCAGCTTTATCAACAACAAAGCCACCACCACCTACACTGACGGCACAACAGCACTAGAACGGCAAAACCTGCGAACTGCCATCAAACCTCAAATAGATCCAGATATTTTTTGATTGGATAATAGCACATGGAATATTTTTTCGCAGGCCAATTACGCAACTACAGAATTCAAATCATCAGAGCATTCAGCAACTTTAGCGTGAGTGTGGGCACAAATGCTGATGGTTCCGTCAAACTCAAAAGAGTTCCTTGCAGGTATGGTGATACAAGCAGGCTGGCTGAAACCATCATCACTGGCAATAGTGAAAACAAAATGCCCAGTGCACCTTTTATCAGCGTGTATGTGACCAACGTGGAGCTGGCACCAGAAAGAAGATCCGCGCCCAGTTTGGTAAGTACTGTGAATGTCACAGAAAGAGCCTATGATGGCAGCCAACAAAAATATCTCAACACACAGGGCAACAAATATACTTTACAACGCTATATGCCTGTGCCTTTTACATTGCGTGTAAATGTGGATTTTTGGACCACTAATCTCAATCAAAAAGAAGAATTGTTTGAACAAACACAAGTATTATTCAATGGCATGGTGGATATTCAAACCAGCAACAACCCACTGGATTGGACCTTGTTTAGCACAATTGAACCTCAAAGTATAACCTGGACCAGCAGAACTTTGCCCATAGGCACAGAAAATCCCATTGATGTGATGACTGTGGAATACAAGGTGCCTGTGTGGATCAATCCACCAGCATTGGTCACATACAGCAAAATGATTGAACAGATTGTCACAAACATCAACGAAGGCACATATGATCCACAAACCATGGAATGGACTGCCACAAATCTTTTGACAAGAAATATAACCACTCCTGATAATGCTGGGATAAACATCACCCTTGTGAGTGATAATTTGTATGAACTCAGCTTGAGAAATGAGGCAGGCAGTTTTGTGGATACTGACCACAAACCCACCATCATAACTGGAAACAAGAGCCCTCAACTACAGCCAGGTGCAGCATTTAGTATAAACGGAGTTGCCATCACTGTGCCCAACAGTAATATGTTTCAAGGCAAAAATCTCAATGTTTTGTTGAATTTGGCTAACAGGATCCAGCTGATAAACTTGAGTGGTGATAATTTGGTGTTGGCAAACATCGTGGGCACCCAAGTGGAAGGTTTGGGATTTATAGCCACCACCTATGAGGGTGGCAAATTGGCATGGTGGAGATTGATTGAACAGTATGGCAGTCTCCAAGACAGCACATGCCCAGGTGGTGATAGTTTGATTTATTTGCTCACAGGTGATAATTTGGATGACAGAAGTCAGGACATTCAAGGAACTATCACCTATCATCCCACCAATCAAAATCTACTTTATTGGAATGTCTTACCCAGCACTTGGCCAATAGCCACCATGCAACCTCTGACCGCCATCATCAATCCACAAACTGCCTTTCCAGGTGGTGGATTGAGCACAGCCCAATTTGGTCAAAGATATTTGTTGAGCGATCAAATTGCTTTGACAAGCGCAGCCTGGGGCAATGTGAGTGCCAGACCCAAGATCCAGGCCAACCTGGCAAGTATCAGTCCCACAGATGCCAGTCGTATTACCGTGGATCAATTGAGCAGTCATCAGTTGCTGTTGGATAGGCCCTGTTTGTTGACCAACCAAAATCAGACCCTCAAGGTTTTGAACATCACTCCCATTGCACAATACATGTATGAAATACACTTGGATCATCAAATAACTGCATCCATTTCCAGCAGTTTGTATTTTGAATATCCAGTGGAGGCCAACGATATAATCGAATACAATGGCACAAACTGGATGTTGAGCTTTGACAGCTTCAACAACCTCAACCAAGAATTTGTCAAAAACAACTTTAGTCAAAAATGGTATACTTGGCAAAATCAATCATGGCACGTGTTTCCCCATAAGGGAACCAGTCAAGATTATGGTGCTGGTTATTGGCGGCTGAGTTTGTGAACTGCCACATCACATTGGCATGTGACTTTCCGCGGCGGGAGGTAAATATGATATCATGACACATGTTCATATAACACATATTGATCCCGCTATAGTTGCTCAGAATCTAGACCACAACAGCCAACACGTTATCAAGCTATTGAAAAAATTTCATGTGCCTGTGAGAATAGTGGGAGGTGCTGTGAGAGACATGTTATTAGGAAAAAAACCCAGAGATATAGACCTTGTGGCTGATGCTGATCCAGCTGCATTGATTTATATTTTTGACAGCCATGACATACCTGTGGATTACGGTGGCATCATACACGGCACAGTCAAGGCCGTTTTTGGCAGTGGGCGTCAACAACAAAAGGTGGATGTGAGCAGTTTGGGTTACCGTATCAAAAGACATGGTCATCAGCTTCATATTGTAGGCACACACAATTGGCGTCAGGATAGTTTGATGAGAGACATTACCATCAACAGCATGAGCATGAGCCCGCAAGGCAAGGTATATGATTACCAGACTGGGTTGTATGATCTCAAACACCAAATTGTACGCATGTGTGAACACAGTCAGGATGCCATGGTGTTGGATCCCAATGGGATCATGCGTTATTTCAAGGCCATCAGCATGTTTCCTCATGCGCGTGTGATCAAATCAGACTTGGATTTTATTGCCAAAAACGTGCATTTGTTGGCTGATGTGGCAGATGATGAAAGGGTACAGATGAACCTTTTGAGTATCTTGCGTAGTCCCTACAAGAAAAATGCCCAGCACCTCATGTGTGCATTGCATGTGGACAAATACTTGCCATTTGTTGAATGCTAGATTGATTGATCACGTGTTGATAGTTTATCATTGCACATGAATTTTATCAAACCTGTTAGAAAAGATACCATATTTTTGGGCAATGGAATATGGCGGTTTACTGATCAATTTCTTCTCTGGGCCAACACAAGCTTGGAAGGTGACTATGAGATTGAAACTACTCACGAGTTCGCACGACCGCACAACCTGCTTTTTGCCTGGGAACATGATGCAGTTGCATATGATCTAACTTGGACCGAAACATGGCCCGACAACACCCTTGATTTATTATCTATGGTTCGTAGAGTAATGCCAAACATCATTGCACAAGATATCACAGGTGTATCACCCATGCAAGGTCCCAGTGGTCAAATTTTTGCCATGAGGTCAAGATACATGGATGATGAACCACATGAATCATAAGGCCAAACTGTATCCAGGTGTTTGCACTGGCCTTAAATTCAATGGTGATGTGGTCTATAGCGCCAAATTTCTCAAATGGGCTGAGGATATGCTTGCGGGTGGGTACACCGTGGGCACGGTGGATCATCAAGCCTTTTGTTTGATTTTTGACAATCCAGAAGATCTGATGTCATATCAACTGGTTTGGGATCAACCAGATCAGCCATCACATTTTATCACAAACTACAAGAGCACCACCACAATTGATACATCTGGTTATTATTGCC